CGCAGAAGTACGCACGTCTGCTGCCGCAGATGCGCGGTTTCATCTCCGTCCACAACCTGATCAGCTACCAGCAGGCAGTGGCCCGTCGTATCTCCGGTTACGGCGACAGCACTGTACAGAACGGTGGCGCCAAGGTGGCCTTCGGTCTGCAACTGGAAAGCGCGCCGATGCTGGCGGCTCAAGGTAGCGGCCAACAGGGTCTTGTGACTGTTCCGCAGAACCTGATCTGGGGTATCCGTCGCGACATCTCCATCGAGACTGCTCGTGACATCCGTTCCCGCGAGATCATCATCGTGGTCACTGCCCGTGTCGGCACCCAGATCGATGAAGTCGATGCCGTTGTGCGCCTCGACGACCTCGGCGGCCTGGCCCCGGTCAACCCGATCCATGTGATCGTCGACAACGCCGCAGACTTCCCGGTCTAAGGCATAACCTTTGGCAAGGGGCCTTCGGGCCCCTCTCCTTTCTGGATCGGTAATTGGAGAAACACTATGTCTAAAGTCACCTACATCCGCTTCGGCGCCAAGAACAGCAAAGGCGTCCGCGTGTCCCCGCAAACCATCACCCTGGCCACCATCGTCGGCGAGCCGCTGAACTTCGGCGGTGTCATTCGCCTGACCGATCCGCGCCAGATCGAGAAGTTGCTCGGCGAGGACACCAAGTACCACACCGTGTTCGAGGACGGCAGCAGCTTGCCTTGGTTCACCGACGTTACCGCGGAGTACGCTGCCCGCGAGCGCAAGCCCGCCAAAGCCGAAGTGGTAGCCCAGGAAGAACCCGAGGAGCCGGAAGAACCGGAAGAGCCTGAAACCGAGGCCGATGCCCCGGCAGAAGAGCCAGCGGCCGAAGAGACTGCACCGGCCGCCGCACCGCGTTCCCGTCGTAAGTAATCTGGAGCAGAGAAATGTACCTACTGGATCGGCAGCAGATAGAAGATATGGTCCTTGGCCTAGCCGGTAACGGCAATTGCTGCTCTGCACCCGCCGGTCCCGCGTACGCCACTCTCCAGTCGGCTGCCCGTACCCGCATCGAAGAGGCGCTGAACATCGCGCACCTTCTTCGCGGCGTATGGGTTGACCGTTTTCGCATTCCGCATACTCTGGCTAATCGCTCTGTGACCTTGCGACTCAGCAATGCGTTCATAGACGACCGCGAGAGTGTAGTAATCAGCGCTTCGGGCGTAGACGAGCCCTTCACAGTCGAAGATGTCGATACTCGCCTCGGTCTGGTCACTGCCACGCTGCCAGGTGGCGTAGTGTCCGTTAAATACACTTCCGGCTTTCCCGTGAAGAGTGCCGACACCCAGAAGTTCGACCATACCCCGGAGTGGATGCAAACGATTGCACTCGCCGCCATACGCTCCTGGGTATTGGCTACTGCAACCGGGGCACAACCCAAGGACATTTCTCTGGGCCAGCTGACCGCAGCAATACGTCACGAGATATCTACCCGCGTCTATGGGCGCTATGACCGACCTCGCGCAGGGGTGGTATGGCCTATGGGTAGTATGGCTCCTGTAGACGAGGTGCCGGCTGAGTTCAATACTCTGGAGGCTAGAGCCTGGTGACCGACACACCCTTTGTAGGCGGGGCGCAGAAGCTACGGCAGCGTATCCGCACTATCTCGCGAAATCTTGCACTCCCCGTTCTCACAGAAGAGATCGGGGATTTGCTCTATATGAGGACCATGCGCCGCTTCAAGGCCGAGGTTGACCCTGACGGCAGAGCCTGGGCGGACCTGGCGCCGAGCACCTTGCGCCGTAAAGCGTCGATGGGGCTGGCCGATACGCAGAAGCTGGAGCGCAAGGGGTACATGATGCGAGCTATCCAGAAGATCGCGGGTAGCACTGCCGAAAGTACGTTCTTCAATACCGGGGCAGGCGTACGAATCGGTATCACCGACCCCGGCGTAGCGCAGTACGCGCGCTTGCAGAATCGCGGAGTGAAAGGTCGCATTCCTGCTCGCCGCTTCCTGGGCATAGGCCGCCTGGACGTTAAAGCGGTCGACTCGTTCCTGCGACGCAAATCCCAGCAAATAGGATTCTGATCATGGCCGAGAATAAAATTCTGACCCAGGAAGACGACTGCCTCGAACAGTTGGAGAATTTCCTAAAAGATCGCGTAGTAGAGGCCATGCGCAATGGCGATCTCTCCAGCTCGGTCCACGGCGCCTTCAGCATCGACGATCTGGAGAAGCAAGACCCCGGCGCCATTGGCCTTGGTAAGGTCTTGTTCGGCGTAGTCTACGTAGGTTGCAACGCCGCGGAGGCTAAAGAACCAAAGCTGTCAGACGGCGGCAATGGCGCACAATTCACTGCCTTCCACTTCAAGATTATTGTGGGCGGCCGAGTGGATACCCTGTGCAAACAGCGGCAGACCCATGGCCGCATACTCACCCGACTCCGCAAGGAGATAGCCCTCACCCATGTACAGTACGGGCGTCGCCCTGAAATGACTCGACCGTGGGTTTTTGTTAATGAACGGCCGGAGATTGCAGAATCTACTGAAGAGATGCTGTACTATTCTCAGACGTGGAGCATTAGCCTGCCACTGGTAAGCAAGTAAAGGAGAAGAATCATGGCTGTGAACCGTCCTGTACCCCGCTCGGCCTACTATTCGGGCCAGGGTCGTCTGATCATCGGTGAGCGCGACCCGCTGACCGGTAAGCCGCTCAACCTGTACCAGGTAGGTAACTGTACTGCTCTGGAAATCACCATCGCCACCACCGAGACCGATCACAAGGAATCGATGAGTGGTGAACGTGCCATC